ATCTCCCGCTCTCGAAGCCACAACGACGGAGGTAAATCCGGTCGCATGGCTGCGGCATGGATCGGCCTCACCGGTCCAAGGTGTGCCTTTCGGATCGATGTGGATAACAGACAAAGATGATCCGAAAGGGTTCCCTGTTTATGCATCTCCCGCTCCTACCTCTCACGCTCTCGAAGCAACGATATGGCCTGACGAAAACGCGGTTCGAGTTGCAGAAGGCGTGTTCTGGAAGGACCACGATGAGATGGCTGGTGCAGCAATGCATCACGCTATAGCTGCCTATCTGCGCGAAACCTCTCCCGCTCTCGAAGCCAACCGAGAGCTTATTGCCTCGTTCATGACCCGAAATTCATTCTCGACAGGCCATGGCGATACCGTCGAGGATTTGCTGAGCGAATTTCAATGGCAGTTGGACGAGCGTCGACAGGTTATCGAAACACTGCGGGCGGCGCTGGAAAGCGCGAAGATAAAGCTCAACCGGTACATGGAGGTGCACGGCCCGAAGGGCTCTGGCGATCTTGCAAACACCTATGTCGGCGGACTTTGGGCCGAGTATCAAGCAAGCCTCGCGGTTATCGATGCCGCCCTTACTCAGAGCGCGAGGGCGAAGTCGTGAAAATCACGCCAGTTTTCGCATGGTACGATCTTTGGGTTGGCTTCTTCTACGACCAGAAAAAGCGCCGCCTGTATGTCTTCCCGATACCGTGCTTCGGATTTTACGTGGAACTCCACGCCGCCCTCTCCGACAAAGGAGAGGCATCATGATCTCCCGTTGCGATCTCAAGGCACGTTCCGAGTGCCATTGCCCGTCCCTATCGTCCTGCGTGGCACAGCCCAATACGGTTGCTCCGGTAATCCGGCCAGAGCGCCAGGATATCAAGACGGCGATCGCCTTTGGCATCCTCGTTGCTCTGCTCGCCTTCGGTGGCGCGCATGTCTTCAATCATCTCGAAACCCGTTATGCCGAGGAGGCACGAATTTAATGGCTGATCAAGTCACGTCCACCGATCTGATTATCAAGCTTCCGGCCGTGATGACGGCTGAGACCTTCACCGACGACAAGGAGTTCGAAAAGATCTTCGCCAAGGTGCAGGAGGAAGTCGCCAAGCATACGCCAGACGTCTCCACCGCAACCGGCCGCCAGGCTATCGCCTCACTCGCCTACAAGGTCGCACGGACGAAAACGGCACTGGTCGGCCAAGGCAAGAAGCTGACCGAGGCATGGCGCGATCAGACGAAGAAGGTCAATTCAGCTTGCAACACGATCGAGGATCGCCTCGACGAGCTGAAAAGCACGGTGCGCAAGCCGCTGGACGATTGGGAAACCGCCGAAGCGGCTCGTGTCGACGGCCACAAGTTCAACCTGCAGTGCATGATCAACCATTCTAAACATGGCATGGGCCGGTCATCTGCCGAGCTTCGCGATCTGCTGGCTGACATCGAACAGCACCCGAGCGGTCCGGAGCACTGCGAGGAGTTCGCTCCGCAGTTCTCCGTGGCCAAGCAGGACGCAATCGACCATGTCAACCGCCTCCTAGCCGCGACCGAAAAGCAGGAAGCCGATGCCGCCGAGTTGGAAGCATTGCGCGCCGCCAAGGCTGAGGCTGATCGCAAGGAAGCCGAGCGGCTTGCGGCTGAGCAGTTGAAGCAGGCGGAAGCCGAACGTGCTGAGCTGGCTCGTGTTGCCGAGGAACAGCGCAAGGCCGATCTGGCAAGAGCCGCCGCCGAAGCTACCGAACGAGCCGAGCGCGAGAATGCTGCCAGTGTCGCCGCTGCTGAACAGGCCGTGAAGGATGCCGAGCGCCGCGCCAACGAGGCTATTGCCGAGGCAAAGGTCCGCGCCGCTCTGGAAGCTGAGACAGAACGCCAGCGCATCGCTGCTGTCAAGGAAGCTGAGGACGCTGAACAGCGCCGCCGCGATAAGAACCGGGCACACCGCCAGACCATCAACAACCAAATCCTAGATGCACTTCAAGCTTGCTCCGGCATCACCGAAGAGCAGGGCAAGAAGATCATTGCGCAGATCGTCGGCGGTTTCGTGCCGAACGTCACCCTGAAATATTGAGGATACGGACATGACCGCAGTTATCGAACGCACCCGAAACGAAATTGTCGAGCATGACGAGCGCTTGGTCCCGGCTACCGACGCACCGATGATGGCTGTCATCGAACGGATCGTCATGGACCCATCAATCCCGATCGATCGGCTTGAACGCATGCTGGCGATGAAGGAGCGCATGGAAGACCGCGCCAAGGAAGACAAGGCGTGGGAAGCGCAGAAGGCTTACTTCACGGCCATGTCGGCATGCCAGACCGAAATTCCGGTCGTCCGGAAAAAGCAGCGCAACACGCATACCAATTCGAACTATGCCGATCTGGCGGCAATCGAAGCAGAAGCCATGCCGATCATCCACCGGCACGGCTTTGCAGTTTCCTTCCAGCCGGACGGATACAACACTGACGGCGCGCTCCGCATCCTTTGGGAGATATCGCACTCCGAAGGTCACGTCCGAAACGGCGTCGGCGAAATCCCGGTAGATGGCGCAGGATCGCAAGGAAAGGTCAACAAGACCGGCACCCAGGCTTTCGGCAGCACGGCGACGTACGGTCGTCGGTATCTCCTCTGCATGCTGTTCAATATCAGCACAGGCGATGACAATGACGGCAACCGCGTGCGCGAGACCAAGCCCGATGAATTCATCTCTGTCGACCAGATGAACGAGATTCGCGAGATGATCGATGAAGTCGGCGCCGATCTGGAACAATTCCTTCGGGTCACGAAACTCAGCGCCCTCAAAGACATTCGGACAACAGATTTTCCGGCCGCGAAGGCGATGCTTGAGCGCAAGAGGGCAAAATCATGATCCTCTTTTTTGACACGGAAACGACTGGCTTCGTTCAGGACCGACTGCCGGTCGATCATCCCGAGCAGCCTTACATCGTCCAACTCGCCGCGCTCCTTTGCGAAGACGACGGCGAGGAAGTCGCCGGATTCTCGCTGATCGTCGATCCTGGCATTGGCGAGGGCGTTTCCATCCCGGCAAAAGCTGCCGAGGTGCATGGGATCACCAATAAGCGCGCCGTTGAGTTCGGCGTCTCGCCTGAGTTCGCCCTGAGCGCCTTCACTCATCTTTATCAGCGCTCCGATCTCGTGATCGCACACAACATCAAGTTCGACAAGGGCGTGATGGAGACGGCGATTTCGCGGCACTACAAGAAAGTGATGCCGCTCCGCAAGGCGCTGTTCTGCACCATGGAAGAAGCAAAGCCGATAATCAACCTTCCGCCAACGGACCGCATGCGCGCGGCCGGGATCACCGGACCGAAAGCCCCGAGGCTTGAAGAGTGCATCCGCCATTTCTTCGGTGAATCGTTGGACGGCGCTCATGACGCCATGGTCGATGTCAAAGCGTGCCGACGCGTTTATCTCCACCTCAAAACGATGGTGCCAGCATGATGCAGATCAATACTTGCGAACAGGGAACGACTGAGTGGTATCAGGCCAGAATCGGCCTTCCGACCTCCAGCATGTTCGGGACAGTCATGGCCAAGGGCAAAGGCGGCGGTGACAGTCTGACACGCCGAAAATATTTATTTCAGCTCGCCGGCGAGATTGTCACCGGTGAAGCGTCCGAAGGCTACACCAACGGGCACACTGATCGCGGTCACGAGATGGAGATCGAGGCCAGGAATTACTACGAGTTCATGACGGACGAGAATGTCGAGCTCGTCGGGTTCATCACCAATGGCCAGAAAGGGTGCAGCCCGGACGGGCTTGTCGGCACGAAAGGCATGTTCGAAGCAAAGTCGAAACTGCCTCATCTGATGATCGAACTGCTCTTGCGCGATGAATTTCCGCCAGAGCACAAGGCGCAGTGCCAGGGCGCGCTCTGGGTCGCCGAACGCGAATGGATCGACATCGTCGTCTACTGGCCAAAACTGCCGCTGTTCATCAAGCGAGCCTATCGCGACGAATCCTACATCTCGACGATTGCCACGGCTGTCAAGGATTTCAACGAGGAGCTTGCCGAAGTCGTCGAGCAGATCCGCGCCTACGGAAAACCGAAACCAGTGATGAGCGACCGCGAGGCGCTGCAACATGCCATGGCTGGAGGTTGAGATGGCCAAGAAAACGGAACGTCCGGTCTATTCCTTCACCCGTCGAGGCAACGCCCTTTACCCAGATATGGATTATGACCTCCATGCACTGGACGGAGTTGTCCAAGGCCAGTCGGTCGATATCGAGGTGAAGCATTTCAGGTCTCACCGTCGTTTGCGTGCCTACTGGGCCACGCTTCAGGACTGCGTTGAGGCAACTGGCTGTGCACCGCACAAGGAAGCCCTGGACGCTTACCTGCGGCCCGCTGTTGGCCATTGTGACTTCATCCGCATGCCGAACGGGTCGTTTCAGGCTGTCCCTCGCGCCATCAATACCAAGGACTGCGATGAACCTGAGATGATCGCGTTCTTCCTCGCGGTTGAGGAACGGCTTGCGAAGGACTTCGGATTCGTCAGCGAGAAAAGGATAGCTGCATGAGAAAGCAGTGGATTCCCAAACCCGCCGATCCTTTGCAGGATCAGATCAACGCCATCCTCGCAATAAAGCTCGCCTCCAAGCCAGCCAAGAGAGAAGACAGAGGGATGGATAGGCTCGTAAAGCTCATTGAGCGAGTATCGATATGAGCCGCGCTGTCCCCGAATGGATTGCCAAGCACGACGACCAAGCCATCCCCCCTAGGGTAAAGCTCAGGATATTCGAGCGCGAAAACGGTATATGCCATCTGACCGGCGTCAAAATCCTTCCGGGCGATCAGTGGGACGCGGATCATAAAATCCCGCTCATCCTCGGAGGAGAGCACAAGGAAAGCAATCTTTTCCCTGCCATTCGTGCGGATCATCGCAAAAAGACAGCCGCCGAGATGGCCGTGAAATCGAAGGTTGCTCAGGTTCGCAAGAAGCACCTCGGGATCGACAAGCCAGCCGGCAAGCTCAAATCCGCCCCTTTCCCGATCACCGAAAAAGCCGAGAGCCGGTCGTTGAAGGCTATGCCGCCGAGACGGTCTCTCTATGCACCAACAGGAGAATGAGATGGCCAGGATATCAGACGAAGAGCTTCTGAAGCGCGAGCACTACGCGGTCATCATCACGTCAACCGAACAGGTTTGGCACGAAGGCGATCAGCGTAGCCGGGATGCGCCGGGCCATGGCTATCCAGCCGGGTATGAGACGCACACGACAATAACCTACATGCCGTTTGTGACCACGGACGAAGTCGAGCGCTGGGTTCAGTTCCACAAGAATGATCGCCGTCCCTACCGGCTCATCAAAGCCCAGCCGATGAAGGTTACTACCACCATCGGTGTCTCTATCGAAGAGGCCAAGCCATGACAGAATCCGGTAGTGCCTCTATGGAGCGGACGGACTACATCGCGGAGGCGATAACGGCTCAATGGGGCGAGCGCTGCCCGGATGCTGACCCGGAATGCTTCTGTTGCCTCGCATGGGCGCAGTATGACCGTATAGCTGATACGGAAGCCGATCTGCTTCGACGCCACAATGATGCGGTCGATCGGGGTTTGCGCATCGAAACCCTCACCCGCGAAAGAGATGAGGTACGGGAAGCGCTGAAGCGGCTCGGCAGCAGCGAATGCATGACACTGCCCTTTTTCATGAAGGACAGTCTTGAAGGCAAGGAGTTGCATGCTCGCATTGACTTCGCCCGCGCTGCCCTCAAATCCGAGGAGCCGACCCCATGAAGCTTTCCGCCACCCAACGGGAATATCTCCTGCGCCTGACACGCGGTCCTCAGTGGCTGGTCAACCGGTCCACGCCCTGGTGGAGCGATCTGTGGACACGCGAACTGATAATTACGGTTGGAAACTCGGTTTACATCACTGAGGCGGGACGGGATCTTGCGGGAGAAGTTGAATGAGCGGCGGAGGCAAGATCATCGAAAAGCTTCGCATGACGCTGGCGAGCGGCAAGAAAGTTGTTCGCTACCACGTCATGACCGAATACCGGCCCGACTGGTTCGATGAGACGTGCGTCTATGCGGAGCCATCGGCCAAGGAACCGCAGCTTGGCGAAAGCATCGTGTGGGGAGCCGACAAACTCATCCATTTTGGCACGGCAGACAGTCTGACGAAGGTTGGATACTCGTTCCGCCCGCCCCTTGGAGCAAAGCCATGACCCGCACCCTTCCCGCGCACATATCCCCCTCCCACGTCCTAGCCGCAGCAGAACGCCTGTTTCGAGCCGATGCGACCAAGCGTGTCCAAGACGACGCGCGCCGCCGCAGTATCCATCCAAAGGACAAGCAAGTCTGGATAGAGAACTATGTCGCCGTTCGGGTTTACGAGCTCGTGTTGATGATTTCGGGAGGCGTGGTCGATGATTACGCAATCTGATAAGGCCCCGTATTGGCCGGCCGCGCTTAACCAGAAAATGGCGGCGGCATACTGCGGCATGTCCGTGGACCTTTTCAAGCGGCTTTGCCCAATTCGTCCACTGAAATATACTTCATCCACATGGGGTCATAGATATCTTCGCCAGCGGCTTGATGAATGGCTGGTATCTATCGACCCGAACGTTAAACAATCCCCGGTCATAAACCTCGGGGACTACTTCAGTGGTGGTAAAGGTGCGGCTAAGCGGCCTTAACATTCGACGGTCTCGAGGGAAATGGTATGTTTCATACCGTCCTACCGGCGAAGCGTTGCTGAAGGGCTTCGAAGGCACCAGGGAGCAGCTCGAGCGCCAACTTGCCAGCCATGACTTCCGGGTGAAGCATTCCCAAGCTGAAGGCCGCGACAGAAGCCCTACCTACGCAGACGGCACTCTCGGGTCAATCATCAAGTGGTTCAAGGACGAATGCCCGCGCTGGGATAAGCTGTCGATCGCCAGCAAGGAGGATTACGAGAAATCCTTCACCTATCTCGAGGCCGCGTCTCACGAAATAGCGGGCCCCCTCTATGACATCCCTCTCGAGCAAATAAATCAGCCAGGAATTTATGGTCTCCGGAATAAGGTAGCGAAAGCCAAGTGGCCGAGATTTGCCGACAAGCTCGTCAGCCATCTATCCACGATCTTCAAGGAAGGCGTGAAGGAAGGCAAGATCAGCCAGAATCCCGCCGGCGGCGTCGAGAAGCTCCATTCCTCAGATCCGAATGCAAACCACGAATGGACCGACCTCGAGGTGCAGATTGCCATCTGGCTAGCTCCTGATGCCTTGGTGACGCCGATCATCCTTGCCCGCTATCAAGGCTTCAGAGGGCAGACATCCGCCGCCCTGACATGGAGGAATTACACTACCGACCCGCAGACCGGCAAAGCCTTCTCAGTCGTCTTGCGCAAGAATAATGAGGCGTCGTGGTTTCCATGCGCGCTCGAGACACGGCTGCACATCGATGCGCTCGAGCGGAAATCCACGCAGATTTGCTTAAGCTCAGATGGCAGGCCCTGGAAAAGCGAGAAGATCATGCAGGGGGCAGTCAGCGATTACCTGACTGAACTCAAGCGCGCCGAACTGTTGCGCGAAGGCTGCACGCTTCATGGGTTACGAGTAACCTATGCGGCGGCGATCAGGAGACGTGGATTCGATACGGGGATTGTTGCGGATGCTCTCGGGGACCGCTCTAGGCGGATGGGAGAGCATTACACGCGCCATGTCGAGAAGGAACTCGGGCGCTTGAAAATCTTCAATCAGAAGAACGATAAATGAACATCGATTGCACAACAAAAAATCCGTTGTGCAGGCCTTTCAAAACTGAAAGCCGTAAGGTACTGAAATCGCTCGATGCGGACGTGGCGAAACTGGTAGACGCAAGGGACTTAAAATTCGTTCGGTTAATTGAATTAATTGGATAATTTTGCACACCAAGGCGATGAAACGCTATGAAATACGATGCAATATGGCGTTATTTGCACAACGCTAAGGACGGATAACCGGCGTCCGATAAAGCGTATGCTCGGCTTTCCCTTGCGCATCGTCGAGCTTCGAACTCAGCACCTGGACTTGCGTCGATACCTTGTTGATCGTGTCTATGACGTTGTCGAGCTTGCCACCGAAGGATTCTACAACTCGGTCGATTCGGGTGTTGACGTTCTTCAGGCCCTCTTCTGTGGCCTTCTTGTTCTCAGAGGCGGATTCGAGCGCGCGCGTGGATTGGTAGGTCAGCGGCTGGATTTGGGCGATATCCTTCTGCATGCTGTTCATGGTATCCTGGTAATTCTTCAGAAGGTCTTTCCGGTCTGAAGCCTCGGTGTCGATACGGGCCGAGATTTGCGCGATATCCCGGTTCATCGAGACATAGACGCCCCCGACAATAAACGCGTTCACCAGCGCCCCGACTGTGATTGCGGCGAAGTGGACGGGGTTAAGCTTGGGTCTCTCGATCTCTATGTTCATGATTTCCTCGGTCATCCGCCGTTTTTGCCCTCTGAAATGCGCTGCTATTTAATTAGGATCGATGCCCAAGCAAGGGCGATAAGAGAGCCAAGCGATATCCACAGGATGGCGAAGGATATCACACTGATGGGAACTGGCATGGGGAGCCTGATGGTTGGAGATGGCCTCGCCCGAATTGAGCGAAGCCTCGGTTCACTATTGAACATAAGTGATGATGATGCAGCCACCGCCGCCGGCGCGGATGGCCGTGCCAGAGCCGAGAGTACCGGAACCGCCGCCGCCGCCGCCGCATGTCTGACCAGCGGTCGCTGCCTGTCCGGTACCGCCGCCGCCGCCGCCGCCGCCGCCGCCTGGTCCATTCGACCCGCCATATGTCGTGATAGAATACGCGACTGGGAGATATCCGAATGCCGCCGGAACCCCGACTGACTGCCAGCCCTGGCCGCCCTGGCCGCCACCAGTAGCGCCACCTGCACCGCCAATGCCTGTAGCGCCACCAGCACCCGCAGAACCAACCGCCGTTGTGCCAGCGCCACCGCCGCCGCCACCACCTTTGCTAGATGCCCCTGCGCCCCCTGCGCCACCGACGCCACCAGGGCCGCCCGCACCGCCGCCACCACTTCCGCCTGAAAAGGACGTCCCGCCAGCGCCGCCGGCATTCTTCGAAGTGCCAACGCCCGAGGCTGTCGCCCCGCCAAGACCGCCCGTTGAAGTCGCTGTCGATTGGCCGCCTTGAGCCAAGAGGACCGTGTTGCTATCAAACCATGTGTCGGCCGTGCCGCTTGCGCCGGAGCCGGAGCCCTGCGTACCACCTGGCAAGCCGAGCTGAAAATTGAGAACAGCGTTGGCGACGAAATTTGCGTCCGTCGTGATTGCCGAGTAAGCGCCGCCACCCGCGCCACCGATGGTATTCCCTGCCGCGACAGAGCCGCCAGCACCGATCGTCTCGATCTTTGTCAGCGACGTGAAGCAACTCGGAACTGTATAGGTGGAGCTTACCGACCCAAACAGGACGACGGTGTTTGTGGCGCCATGGATGCATGTCGGCGAGAAGCCGGGGACATTGTTGTTGGTGAGGTACTTGGTATTCTTGACGGCAGTCGATGGGTAATAATGCGTCCCCGTGATCGCAGAGGAAGCAATACCAAAGCCGATCGTCGAATTGAAATCGGTCGCAAAGCCGCCGCCAGACGAGGCATCGCCGAACTGCGCGTCGTAGATCGAGCCGATCGGATAGGCCGTCTGCGAATAGTAGACGCCGATCGCAGATGTCAGCAGCGTGGAGTTCATCGTAAAGCGCGGGCTGATCAGAGCGCTTTCCGGGTTGGAAGAATTGAACCAGAACCCATATTGCGAAGGCGTATCGGCATGGTCGGCGATATAAGTGTTGCCTACACCAGAATCCTTGAACGCAACGGCCATGTTGCCACAGGACGTGCGGGGCCACGGATGCACTCGGCTGTTGATGATGGAACCGGTATTCGTCCAGACGCCGATATTGCTCGATACGAACTCGGCAAGATCAAGCCGGCTGTCGGTGACGTGATTCCAATAAACGCCAACAGATGTCGATGGGATGGTGCAGCTTAGGCCGCTGTCCCAATAGCCGTTTGCCCGGTTGGAATGGACATTCGACAGATGAACTTCGTAGCTTGCATTCGCAGTGCCAGGATCACCGACGTTCCAGGCATTGTTGACCTGATCAGAGACATAGACGCCCGTCATATCGTAGTGAGCGGCATATCGGATATAGATGCCGTCATTAGCGTTATTGTGAGCATCGATGATGCCGCCACGCCAGAACTTGTCGGTGACGAGCGTCGTTGTATCGCCGACAGCAACCACCCATGCCATGCCGGGCGTACCAGCCTGCAAGATGGCATTGTCCGTCATCTGAACGTTGGCATTGCACGTCGTCGCGGAATTTACCTTGAATATCCCATCCGGGATGAACACAGTTCGATTGTTCGTGACGGCAAAAGCGCAGGCATTCGTGAAGGCGGCGGCGTTGTCGGTTGTGCCATCACCTACCATGCCGCCTTGGGCGACGACGTTATAATAGTCAGGAATAGTCGGTGGCAGAGATGACGCACCCAACGATGCCATAGCAATGAGAACCGGGAATAGAAATCCCGTGATGATCTTCAACATGTGAGTATTCCCTATTTCGACCTGATCAGTCGATCATTGCGGCGATTTGGGCACCGGAGGACGCAGCGTAGATTTGCATCCGACCCTTGAAGGTGGTTGACGACCAAGAACCTCCCTGTGAACCAGCGCCGGCACCTCCGGCCAGCGCGAACACTGACGCATTGGCTGGGGCAACAGCAGCGGCCGCCGTTCCATCGTCACGGATGATGGCTATCTGAGCGCCAGAATTGTTTTCGATGCCGACGTTATTGCGGGAGGATGACGCCGGAATAGTCGCGATAAGTACGTAACTCGCATAGGGGCCCGAGGCCGCGAAATTTGCGCCGACAACTGGAAGCGTCGGCTGGTTAGCGCTGTAGTCTGAACAGAACATGTCATATCCCCAATGTGGCGACTAATACCGCGTTGCAATTCAATTGGTAGGCGACAGGTTTGCTGGCCCGACAACCTTCGTGCTCGGGGCGGCATCGGCTGTCTTCTGGTCGGTGGTGATGATGGTCTGGACCTTGGGAAGGGCAGCCGCAGCGGCGATCGTGCTGGCATGGGTATTGCGCCAGATGCTCCATGCGGCAGAGGATGCAGTCATGACTGCCCCGACGGCGGTCAACATGACGCCGACGAGCGGGCTGAGGTCATCGGCCTTGATCAATCCCCTCCCGACCAGGAAGGAGCTGCCGAAGGCCATGAGAAGGAGGCGTAGAAGACCGAGAACTTGATCCTGGTTCATGATGAAGTTTCCTTTGATCGGGTCAGCCGGCGGAAGGGGCTGGACTGGCAGTGTGATTGGCGAGATAGGCGGAAACTGCATCCTCGAATGAAGCGTCAACCTGGGCATCGAGCGCCTGAAGCGTGGCAAGCTGCTGGGCTGTCGCGGCTGGGTTTGCCGAAAGAGCCGCGATGATGTTCTGGATTGCCGGCAGCACGGCCTGTGCTTCCTTGATCGCGAGCGGCACGATCTGGATAAGAGCGGTTAGGACGCTGTTGACGGCCTTGGATGAGGTGATGCTCGGGAGAAGTGCCTGGAGAGCCTGCAGGACGATCAGGATAGCGGTGGTAGCGTTCATTTCGCTGCTCCAACGTTGTATTCAGCAAGGATCTGCTGGATTGTTGCGGTCGATGCGGTGAGGCTGTCGTAGAGGCCGGCTGGGCCAAGTGCGCCTGGGTGGTCGGTCAGGAACTGTTCAAGGTTCGTGCGCGCGACACGGCCGGAACGAATGGCCGGGATAAGCTGCTTTTGAATGATCGTGTCATTGCAGCCAGCCGGAGCCGGTTTCGGGGTGCAGAAACGAATGTATCCCTCGGCAACGGGCTCGATCGCATCGAAGGCATTGCCGGCGATGACGACGAGTTTCGGGGATACCTGAGCGCTGGTGACAACGTCATAGGCATTCTTGAGATTGCTGCACGAGCCCAGCGATAGACACGCAAAGGCGATTGCAGCCAAGTGGATGGCACGCATGATGATTTCCTTTTTGGTGGGAGGATTAAGGCGTTAGAAACTGCTGGCGTTCGGCCTTGCGTCGGCCGGTTAATTCTTTTTGCTTGACCCAGACGAGGAATTGGTCAGCCGCGCCTGCGTAATCATGCGAGTTTAGCTTCCGCAAAAGCGTCGAATTACGGAAGGCTGTGCCGCCGATGTTGAAGACGAATGAGGAAAGGGCATCGAACTGGTTCTGAGTGAGCGGCACTTTGACGGCGGAATTGATATCATTCTCGACGCCAACCAGATCGCGGGACAGGATTTCGTCGGATTGTTCGGCGGTGATTTTCATCCCCGGCGTGACGACAGGAGGACCGGCTGCAGACGTGTGTCCGACACCTATCGTGATCACGCCGACGGTATCGTGATAGGCGGTCAGGATGTTTCCTTCACGCACCGAAATTGCCTTCCGGCCGGCTGGGCTGGTTTTCATGGCGGGAATCTCTTGAGAGTTGAGTGGGTTTGTGGTTATTCTGCCGAGATGAAGGCTATTCACGATCTGGCAGCGCTGGTTAAGCGGCTTTTTACCCAACCTGACTTTTCTGGCTGGGCATGGGATGGCGCGCACAAAATGAAGCGTCGGCGGAATGGCGCTTGGGAATATCGCGATCTGACCGAAGAGGAAGAGATCGAGACCGCAGCCTTGCGGTCCTGGTGATTTACATCCTGCCCAAGAAGCGCACGGTCATTCTGTTCAGCCATGCCGAATTGACGGCAGCAACGGAAATAGTTGATCCGGTCACCTGAAGAACGCCGAGAAACACCTTATCCCCGAAGCCCAAGGCTAGAGTGCTGCTGCCATCGATATAGGGG